TTCAAAAGAAGCTCAAGGTTTAAGTCCTGATACATTAAATGCTAAAACAGCAACTGGTGTAAATGCTTTGATGCAACAAACTCAAATGAGATCAGAATTAATTGCTAGAGTGTTTGCAGAAACTGGAGTTAAAGATTTATTTAAAAAAATATTTGAACTAATGGTTAAATATCAGGATAAAGAAAAAATTATTATGATGAGTAATCAATATGTTCCAGTAAGACCTACTGAATGGAAAGATAGATTTAATATTTCAATTGTTGTTGGTCTTGGAACTGGTTCTAAAGAACAACAAACAATTATGCTAAACAGTATTTTAGAAAGACAACTACAAGCATTTCAATTACAGGGTGGAAAAGAGATGCCTATGGTTAATCTTAAAAATATGTATAACACTTTGACTAAGATGGTAGAGAATGCAGGTCTTAAAAATGTAGAAACTTACTTTGTAGATCCTGATGTTGGTAAACAAATGATGCCACCACCTCAACCACCACCACTAACTCCTATTGAGAAGATAGAATTTACTAGAATAGATGCTGAGAATAAGCGAAAACTTGCAGACCTAGAATTACAAGCTCAAGAATTACAGCAAAAAACTCAAGAAATGCAATTGGACTTTGAAGCTAAGATAAAAGAAATGGCTTTAAAATATAATACACAACTTGATACTGCAAAAATTAAAGCAGATGCAGATTTAGATAAGATGATGGTCGCTGGAGATAACAAAATACTTGAACAGGCGGCAAAATCTACTAATATGTTTGGCGAACAACTACAAGGAATAAATGAAAGCGAAAGACCAGGCGGACAGGGCGGTGGAGATCAGCCGATCCAACGAAGCCAAGCAGATATTAGAGAGTAAACTTTTTCAAGAGAGTATGGAAACTCTTAAAAAAATTTATTCTGAGGCACTTCTTGAAAAAACAGGTGCTAAAGAGAGTGATACCAGAGAAAAACTTTGGATTGCTTACAATGTTGTTGGAAAAGTAGAGCAACATCTACAAACTGTTATTGAAACAGGAAAACTTGCAGCTAAACAGTTGGAAGATTTTAGAAAACAACAAGATAATACAAAATTTTAACCATCAAGGTTAAAATAAGCCAAGTCTAACGACAGCTTAACAATGGAGGACTTAATGTCTGAAACAAACCCCTTACTGAACAATGCTTCAGTACAAGGTGCAGCAAAATCTATTGAAGATTTAATGGACACAAAAGGTGTTATCAAAAAATCTCAAGAAGAAGCAGCACCAGTTGAACCAAAAGAAGAAGTTGAAGCGAAAGTGGAAACTGAAACAGAAGAACAACAACAACCTGTTGCTCAACCAGAGGAAACAATGGAAGTAGCAGAAGAAGAACAAGCATCACAAGATGAAAATGCGATTGAAGAACAAACAACCGATCTACACCAGGTTACTGTTAATGGTGAAAAGATTGATGTTGACCTTGAAGAATTAAAAGCAGGTTATCAAAAAGATGCTGACTACAGACGAAAAACTGAGGAGATAGCAATTGAAAAAAGAGAGCTAAAATCTGAAGAAGATCGTCTTAAAAATCAGTATTCAACTAAGATGGATGATTTAAATTCATTAGTAGTTACTTTAAATGCTGAGATTAACAATGATATGAATTCTAAGGAGCTTGATGCTCTTTGGGATGAAGATCCAACTGAAGCTGCTAGAGTTGATCGTAAGATTACAAAACGAAAACAATCAATTCAACAAGCACAGCAAAAACTGAGAGAACATCAAGAAGCTCAGTTTCAGGAAATATTAAAAAATGAACAAAAAAAACTTCATTTAAAACATCCTGAAATTGCTGATCCTATTAAGGGTGCAACAGTTAAATCAAATATCATGGGTTATTTAAATTCTAAAGGTTTCACAAATGATGATGTTTCTAGAATTTATGATTCAAGATATTTTGATGTGATTATGGATGGTATGAAAGCTAAATCGACTAAACCCAATTTAGTAAGTAAAAAAGTTAAGCCAACTAATGTTGTTAGGTCAGGTGTTAAAACTACTAAGGAAGATATAAATAGTCAGTCTAGGTTGAAGAAGATTAATGCGTTGAAGAAAAGCGGAAGCACAAAAGATGCAACCGATTTACTGATGCGTTATCTATAAACATAACCTAACGGAGAAAACAAATGGCTAAATACCAAACATATACAACAATAGGTATAAGAGAAGATCTAGCGGACATAATTTATTCAATTAGTCCAACAGAAACACCTTTTATGTCTGGATGTGCAAAAACAAAAGCAACAAATACACTACACCAATGGCAAACAGATGCATTAGCTGACGTTGCTGCAAATGCTGCGGTTGAAGGTGCTGACATTTCTTATGGAACTATGTCGCCAACTGTACTTGAAACTAACTACACTCAAATTTCTACTAAAGGAATTCAAGTTACTGCAACTAACGAAGCTGTAACTTCTGCTGGAAGAAATAATGAGATGGCTTACCAAGTAGCTAAAGCTGCAAAAGAATTAAAAAGAGATATGGAAACTGCTCTTTTATCTAATGTCGCTAAAACTGCTGGTAATGCAACAACTGCAAGAAAACTTGGTGGATGTCCAACTTGGTACGAAACTAATGTTGATGCAGGTACTAGTGGTTCTGGTGCTGGTAATGGTGCTATAAGAACAGATGGAACTCAAAGAGCTTTTACTGAAGATCAGTTAAAAGGTATTTTAGTTAGCTGTTACAATGAAGGCGGAAACCCTAACATGATTATGGTAAATGCTTTCAATAAACAGAAACTATCTGGCTTTACAGGCGGTTCTACTAGATTTGATGCTGCAGAAGATAGAAGATTAATTACTTCTATTGATGTGTACGAATCTGACTTTGGAACTATGCAAGTATCACCAAACAGATTTATCAGAGGTGCTAATGGTACTGCTGCTAAAATCGGACAAGATGCTCACATTCTAGATATGGAATACTGGGCAGTTTCTTTCCTTAGAGATTTTGCTCTACAAACACCTGCACAAACTGCAGATGCTGACCAAAGATTTATGGTTGCTGAGTACACTCTTGAGTCAAGAAATGAAAAAGCAAGTGGTTTAATCACAGATTTAACTACTTCATAATAAATATAAAATGGTGGGGGAATTATCCCCCATCATTCAATTAACAATTTTGTTTGGTCTTTGAAGTCAATGACGGAACGAAGCAAATAAATAGGATAAAAAAAATGAGAACATTAAACGATTACTTTATAACAGCTGAAATTGAAGACGTATCAACAACTTCATCAACCTTTGTTGCTATCCCTGATAATGGAAAAGTGGTTAAAATTTTAACTGCTTTACAAGGTGCTATTACAGGTGCTAATGCAGCAATCACTTTTGAAATAGGTGGAACTGCTATGACTAACTCAGCGATTACAGTTGCATACTCAGGTTCTGCTGCTGGTGATGTAGATACATCTAAGCCAAGTGCTGCTAATAATGTTTTAGAAGGTGGAACTATCGAAATAATTACAGATGGTGGATCAACTGGAACTGCAAAACTTCTTGTTACTTTTGTTATAAGAAGATAATATTAATTATGGGGGATCTTACCTAGCGGTATTTCCCCCTTTAAAAACTAGGAGAAAAAAATGAGTTTTAATTACGGACTAAGACCTACTACACATCAAGGTAAAACAAGTGGTGGAACATCAGCACAATCTGCTGCATTTGGATCACAAACTGAATATGTAAGAATAGCATCAACTGCTGATGTTTATATTTTATTCGGTGCAAACCCAACTGCGGTTGCAACTGCTGGTTCATCAACTATCTTTATACCTGCTGACCAACCTGAAATTTTTAAAGTTTCACCTGGAGAAAAAGTAGCTTATATAGGTACTGCTGAAATTTCTATTACTGAAATGAGTGCTTAGTGGCTAAACAAAAGTTTACTCACTTTGTTCCAAGAGATCAGCCTAAAAAAAGACCAGGTTGTCATAAAAAATCTCAGAACAAATCTGAATGTAGACAAAAAAATCAGAATAGATATAAAGGTCAAGGTAGATGAAAAAAGATACAGTTATTGATGGTTTAAAAAAAGAAACATTTTCCCTAGATGATATGGAAAATAAAATTGTTGTAAATGAAGAAGTTAATATAGATCCTCATCTTAAACATAATAAAACATTACTTAATTTAAATGATGGATATAATAAATCCAGAGATTTAAAAAGAGTAGCTTCTATTCCAACTTTAGCTTTAGATGTTTGGGCAAAAGAGTATAGTGGAGATGGTAATTGGTTTGCACTTCCAAAAGAAGTTCAAAGTAAAATATTAAAAACAAAATTAAACAGTAATGAGTTTAAATATTTTAGAACAGCAGAAGGTAAAATATAATGGCATTAGCAACATATTCAGATTTAAAAACATCAATAGCAAATTGGTTAAATAGAACTGATCTTACAACTGAGATAGCAGAAGATTTTATTGTTTTAGCTGAAAAAGATTTTAATTCTAAATTAAGAATTGGTAGAATGATAGAATCAAATGCTTCATTTACTATTGATTCTGAAACAGAAACTTTACCAACAGGTTTTTTACAAGTTAGAGATTTTTATATTTTAGAAGGTGGAACTAAACATTCTTTAGAATATATTACACCTGCTCAAATGGATCAAATAAGAGGTAGTTCAACTACTGGAATGCCAAGAACATTTACAATACTTGGTGATAATTTTAGATTTGCTCCAGTTCCTTCAAGTTCTTACACAGGAGTTATAAATTATTATAAAGAGTTTGATGCTTTATCAGATTCAAATACTTCTAATTATATTTTATCTAATCACCCTTCAATTTATTTATATGGTTCTTTATATCATGCTGCTAATTTTTTAGGTGGTATTGAACCAAGACAAGTTCAACAATGGCAACAACAATATGTAACATCTCTTGAAAGACTTGAGAGAAATGACAGAGAAGATCAATATGGAAATGCACCTTTACAACAAAGAGGTGATGTAACTGTTTCAGGTGCGTTTAATGATGTATCAAGAATTATTACAAGTAACAACAATTAAGGAAATTAATGCAAATACCTTTTGGCGAATGGCTACCTGACCAACCAGAACATAATAATCCTGGTGCTAATGTAGCTAACAATGTTTATTATGCTTTAAATTCTTATAAAAGATTTCCTTCATTAGTTAATTATTCTACAAATACTATAACACAAGATTCAAGAGGTGCTGGTTCTTTTAGAGATAATGCTAATACTGTATTTAATTTTGTTGCAACACAAGATACTCTTTATGAATTAACTGGTGGAGCATTTACAGAAAGAGGAGCAGGTGGAAAATTATTAAGTAATTCTTTTGCGACTTGTACTATTACAGTTTCTGATTATGCAAATATTGGTGCTAGTAAAACAATTACTTTAAAAAAAAATAATGGATCAACCATTGTATTTACATCAGTTACAGGATCACCTTCTACAAATCAATTTCAAGTTCAAACAAATAATAATACTACAGCAACTAATTTAAAAAATACAATTAATGGTCATGCTGATTTTTCAGCAACTGTATCAGATGCAGTTGTAACAGTAACAAGAGCTGTTATTGGTGGA